GTTCTTTTGATGGCATGGTCGAGGCTTCGATCACCGTCCAAGGCACTGGCGCATTGACTACTAGCACTGCAAGCTAATGACAATTATTGATCGCGCAAAGGCTCACTTTAAGTCTCTCCATGTAAAGGCAATTGAGGTTGCTGAGTGGGGCGATGAAAATGGGCCGGCTGTCCTTTATGTTGAGCCATTCACCCTAAAAGACAAAGCAAAACTGCAATCTGTCTCTAGGGTTAGTGGCAGTGAAGTTGACGCCTTGGTTGAGTTAATTGTCCTTAAATGTTTAGACAAAGACGGCAACAAGGTTTTTACAATTGAAGACAAACACGCCTTGCGTAACTCAATTGATGCCACTGTGATTGAGCGAATTTCAACAGAAATAATGCGCGTTGACGCAGGTGCAATCGAAAAAAACTAAGGGAGACTCCTGAGCGACAATTCATTTTTTATTTAGCCGAAAAGTTACATAAGACTGTTGGCGAAATAGAGGAAATGCCTGTTGAGGAGTTCTTAGAGTGGCAAATTTGGTTTAAGTTGCAAAAGGAGCATCAGAAAAATGGCGGCACAAAATCTTAGTATTCAAATTGCCGCAACTGATAAAACTGGCGCGGCTTTTCGTTCTGTAAAGACAAGCATTAGCGATTTAAATAGTAGCGTGAGTAACGTTACTGGCAAGATCGCAGGCTTGACCGCCGTTCTCGCAACTGTTGGTAGTGCGGTTCAAATCAAGAGTTTGATTGACACTGCCGACAACATGAATAAATTGTCTCAGAAGACTGGCATTGCTGTTTCTGAGCTTTCATCATTGTCAAACACTGCTGATTTGGCAGGCGTATCTAACGAGCAACTTGGCTCGGCTCTTATTAGGCTAAACAAGAGTATTGCTGAGGCTTCCTCTGGGGCTAAAGATCAATCTGAGGCGTTTAAGAATCTTGGCATTAATGTCAAAGATGCCAACGGCAATATCCGCCCAACTGCTGACATTCTTGGCGAGGTTGCTGGTGCTTTATCTGGCGCCGCCGATGGCGCTACAAAGACCCAATATGCAATGGCTTTGTTTGGCAAGGCCGGTGCTGACCTAATTCCTTTCCTTAATCAAGGCAAAGAAGGAATTAAAGAGTTTGGTGCTACTTTTGGTGATGAGTTCGCTCAAAACGCTGAGAAGTTTAACGACAACATTACAAAGCTGAATCAATCGTTTAAATTGATTTTGGTTGATGCAATTAACCCAATGCTTGATGGTTTGTCAAAGTTAATGGTTGAGTTTCAGGCTGGCACTAAATACTCTGGAGGGTTTTTAGATTCCATTAGAAACTTTGGAACAATTAACCCGTTTAAGAATACTGAAGAAAATCTTGCAACTGTTAGGGCGGAAATTGAATCTAACAACGCTGCAATTGAGCGTTACAAGAGGGCAAACTCTGACACTCGCGCACTTGATGACTACAACAGACACTTACAGAATCGCTTAAATTATTTAAAAGCAATTCAAGAAAGTGAAATGAAACCAATGTTCCATCAAAGCATTGGTAAGGGTAGACGCGATATTGAGCCACCTAAAAAACCATTGCCTGCTTTGGGTAAGGTAACTGGTAAAAGCGAGGCTGAGAAAGAGCTTGAAAAAATAGCAAATGCTTATCAGTCTATCTCCACTGAGATTGAAAAACTTTTTTACTCAGAAGATCAAATGCTTCTGAGCCAATTCCAAAGGATAACAAATGATCAAAAAGCAATTGAGCAATATAAAGTCCTTATTGCTGAACGCAGGAAAATCCTTAATCTTGACGCTGAACTTGAGCAAGCTGGGAAAACTGCTGACAAGTTACAAGAAGAAGCCTTAAAAAAGCAAAATGACTTGTTGCAAACTGCAAAAAAACTCTATGAGGACACAAGAACTCCGCTAGAGAATTTCAATATTGAAATGGCTCGCCTTGATGATTTGCTCAATAAGGGTTATATAAGTTGGGATGTTTACTCAAGGGCTACTTTGGACGCTCTTGAAGACTTGGATATGTTCAAAGAAAAAGGCAAAGACACTTTTGAGGAACTTAAAGACGCCATCAATGGATGGGGAAATGAGTTTACTAATGTGATGACCAGTGCTGTGATGACTGGCAAGCTGTCTTTTTCTGATCTTGCAAACAGCATTATTCGCGATCTAATCAGGATGCAAATTCAATCTATGATTACAACGCCTTTACTTGCTATGGGCAAGAGTTTCTTAGGCATCAAGCCTGACGGCGCTCGCGCTATGGGTGGCCCTGTTACTACTGGCAAGTCTTATTTGGTTGGTGAGAATGGCCCTGAGATTTTCACTCCAAGCGGATCAGGCGCCATCACTGCCAACAACCAGATCGCAAGCGGTGGGGTAACGGTCAATCAGGTTATCAATGTTTCAACGGGTGTGCAGCAAACTGTAAGGGCTGAGATTTTGACCTTGATGCCTCAGATTGCTGGCGCCGCTAAAGCCGCTGTTGCGGATGCAAAAATGCGTGGTGGTGGTTATGCCGCTGCAATGAGGTAATCATGCCAATTTCATATCCTGTAACTTTCCCCTCTATTGGCATACGGTCGATGATGATTCGCGCTCGCTCTGTGGTGGGTGTTGCACAATCCCCGTTTACCTTATCTCAGCAAGTTTATAAACACCAAGGTCAGGCATGGGAGGCTGAGGTAACTTTGCCGCCAATGAAACGTGATGAGGCCGAGCAAATCGCTTCATTCTTGTTAAAGATGAATGGCCAATATGGGACGTTCTTGTTAGGCGACCCTGCTAACACTGCGCCCCGTGGCGTTGGCACTGGAACACCCCTTGTTAATGGTGGCTCACAAACTGGCGATTCTTTGATTACCGATGGATGGACAATTAGCACAACGGGTATCTTGAAGGCCGGTGACTGGATTCAATTGGGTTCTGGTTCTGCTACTCGATTGCACAAAGTATTGGATGACGTTAATTCTGATGCCAGTGGCAATGCAACTTTAAGCATTTGGCCAAGCCTTAGATCAAGCCCTTCTAACAATGCTCAGATCACGGTTTCTTCTCCAAAGGGACAGTGGCGGTTAGCTTCTAACGAAATTCAATACTCAATTGATGAGGCGAGCGTTTACGGCATTACCTTTGCTTGCGTGGAGTCTTTATGAGCCGTGATATTTCCGCAGGCGTACAGAGTGCCATTTCAGCGACAGAGGTACAGCCAATTATTCTGTTTGAGGGTTCGTTTGCCTCTGGGACTGTTTATGTCTGGTCAGGATATGGCGACCTAGTTTGGGATGGAGATACTTATTCAGGAGTGGGCACTTTAGGCGCTATTTCAAATGTCAACGAGGCTTCTGAGATAAGCGCTAAAGGCATCACTGTAAGTATGTCTGGCATCCCTTCTGACTTGATTTCCCTTGTTTTAGGCGATGTTCGTCAAGGCGCTGTGGGCAAAGTCCACATGGGATTTTTAGACTCCAATGGCTCAGTTATTGACGACCCAATATTGATGTTTGAGGGCAAACTTGATGTCCCCTCGATCCAAGAGGGCAGCGACACCTCAACAATTACCCTGACTTATGAATCTCGCCTGATTGACCTTCAAAGAGCAAGAGAGAGCAGATACACAAATGAGGATCAGCAAAGAGCATTTGCTGGAGATCTAGGCTGTGAGTTTGTGGCTTCTTTGCAAGAAAAACAAATAAATTGGGGCAAGGCTGACGCCTCAAAACCCTCTACTCCATCGGTGACAAACTCAGTCAATCAGGAGGCTTGATGCGTCACCAGAATTGGGAACACCGGCTTAATGAGTTTTTTAAGTCTGTTGGCCCATTTGAGTGGGGCGCTAATGATTGCTGTATGTTCGCGGTCAATGCTGTTGAGGCTATAACTGGAAGGGATCACGGCAAGCCTTACAAGGGCTATAAAACCGCTTTAGGGGCTGTTAGAAGGCTTGAAAAGTTTGGTGGGGTTGAGGGTATAGCCACAATCGAGTTAGGCGATCCTAAGTCTATAAAACAGGCAAAGCGTGGTGATGTTGTTTCTGTTGAAAATGGTGAAAATATAATTCTTGGTATATGTGTTGGCGTTAAAATAGCGGCTGTATCTGAAGACGGATTAACCTTTTTCAGCATGAGCGTTGCCAAAAACGCATGGAGTGTATAAATGGCAAAAGCCGTAAAAGCTGCGATTGTTATAGGTTTAGTTGCCACTGGTGTGGGTGCATTGACTGGCGCCATTGCCTCTGGTTCTGCCTTTAGTCTATTTGGCACAACGCTTGCCAAGGGTTCTCTATCTGCTTATTTTGCAACCCAATTTACGACATCTTTAGTTCTTGGCGCTGTTTCTCAGGCCATGAGCAAAAATTCGTCTGGTGCGGTTAGCTCTGGGGCAACAATAACGGGGAGAAACGCTCTCTCGCCTCACCAAGTCATCTATGGCCGTACCCGTGTCGGTGGGAACATCGTTTACATGGAAGGCACTGATGGCAACAGGTATTTGCACGTTGTTGTTGCGATTGCCGGCCATGAGATTGATGCCATTGAGAAGTATTACCTAAATGATGAGGAAGTAACTATTGATGGAAGCGGAAATGTAACCGCAGGCTCTTATGCCAACAGGGTAAGGATTAAATCCAAGTTAGGCACTGATGACCAGACAGCCTTTAGCGATCTTGTTTCTGAGTCTGCTTCCCTTTGGACATCTAACCATCGCTTGCGTGGTCGTGCTGTTGTTTATATACGACTTGAGTACGATCAAGACAAATTCCCAAGTGGGATGCCTAACTTCTCATTCCAAGTGCGTGGAAAGAAGGTTTATGACCCTCGATCTAATACAACCGTTTGGTCGGCAAACCCTGCTTTGTGCATTGCTGACTATTTGACAAACACTCGTTATGGTCTGGGTTGCGTTTACGCAAATGAGATTGATGAGGCGGCTTTGATTGCTGCGGCAAACGTCTGTGATGAGGATGTAACGCTTGCGGCTGGTGGCACAGAGAATAAATACGAGCTTCACGGTTCAATTCTTACCTCTGGAACGCCAGAGGACATCATTAATCAAATGTTGACCTCAATGGCTGGAAAGGCTATTTGGACAAGCGGTAAATGGCGAATTCTTGCCGGTGCTTACTACACCCCAACTTTGACATTTGATGAAGACGATTTGCGCTCAGGTTTTACAGTGCAATCCTTGGTTAGCAGGCGTGAAAACTTCAATTGCGTTAAAGGTGTATTTGTCTCAGCTGAAGACAAATATATGTCGGTTGACTTCTCCCCCCTAATCTCGGATGCGTTTATTGCACTTGATAACGGTGAGGCTGTTTACAAAAACATCACATTGCCTTTCACTACTTCGGTGACGATGGCTCAAAGGCTTTCAAAGATTGAGCTTATCAAGGCGCAACAACAAATGACACTAACTTTGCCTTTTAAACTTCAAGGCTTAAAGGCAAATGTTGGCGTTCTTGTTTATGTCAACAATACCCGCTTGGGTTGGTCATCTAAGCCATTTGAAGTGGTGGCAATGTCAATGTCTGTTGATGAGGCTCCAGCCGTTGATTTAGATTTGAGAGAGATCAGCACTGATGTTTTTAATTGGACAACCAATGAAGAACAAGCCTACGATCCTGCGCCTAATACAAGCCTGCCTAACCCCTTCCAAGTCTCGCCTGTTACCAATTTAACGATCACTGCAACAAACGTGTTATCGCCTGATGGCGCTACTCAGTCTGGATTGTTGGTTACATGGACGCCACCAGTTAATTCGTTTGTTAACCAATATGAGGTTCAATACATTCGAGGTGCGTCAAACTTTGACTATGGAACGATTACAGCAAGTCCGACAGAGACTTTAAATTATGGCGCTATTACTGGAACGGCTGATACATTTGCTGACTACGGTGCTGTCTCTGATCCCACAACATCGGGTGAGACAAATTACAACTCAATTTTTGTAAGTACACCCTATTATGTGGTTGTGCCTGCGATTGCCGGCGTTGAGTATGCGGTCAGGGTTAGGGGTGTAAATACTTTAGGTGTTCGCTCCTCTTTTGTTACTTCTAACGAGATAACCTACGGCGATCAGACGGCGCCCAATGTTCCTTCGAGTATTGTTGCATCGGCTGACTACAAACAAATCGTTGTCACTTGGGTTAATCCTACAGTGGCAGACTTTGATTATGTTGAGGTTTACCGCAATACGACTAACAACTCTGGAACTGCGACACTTGCCGGAATTTTGCGAGGATCGCGTTTTGTTGATGCTCCTTTGGACATTAATGTTACTCGTTACTATTGGCTCAAATCTGTTGATCGCACTGGTAACAAATCTGAGTTTTCGAGCGTAGTTTCTGCGACCACTTTATTTATTGATTCTGATTCATTCTCACAAGAGGTTTTGAATCTGTTTAGTGAGGCTGGCGCTTATGGGATTGAGCCTGTAGCGTCATTACCGGCCACTGGTGACTTTGATGGTCAAATTAAGTACAACACCACTCAGAATAAACTTTATCGTTGGGACGCCTCAACGTCTACATGGACTGATGATATTTTCAGCATAGCGGCTGGCACTGTGGATGTTGCCTCTTTTGCCGCAGGCATTGAGCCTATTAAGATCGTCAATGAGCTACCCGTTGTCTCTGGTTATGCAGGGCCAAAACTCGTATTCCTGACAACTGATAACACAATCTATCGCTATACAGGCACGGCTTGGACTTCTGGCATAGAT